CCCCCTCGAGACATCCATGTCCATCTGATTTAACAGATCATGGGCATTTAAGAAAGAACTTAGCTACCCGAGAAGTAATGGGTCAAGCATAAGCCCCTTGGCCCGCGCACTCAAAGCGGGCCTGCCGATCCTAGGACCGGCTCTTCTGACAACCAACGCACCCTCAGTGGAATACGTTGGCAGTTCGAACGGTCCGACATCTTGTCGGGCCGCTTCTGCACTACCTATCCAGAGCGAACGAAGATATCCCAGTTTTTCCGGGACTTTCGCTACATTCTTTTTCGTGGAGAGTATGAACTTCCCACAACACCGATAAGGAACCCAGATAACAGTATCCAGGTCACAATGTGTTTCCCCGTAGAGTCGAAACTCCTTAGGTACCCACGATAGCAGCAACCGATACAACGGCGCGAACTTCGTAGCCGGAATTGGTCCACTCGTGGCATACGTTTGAATCAAGTTTAAATACTTGAAGACGTCTGCATACGACTTAATCGGTTTCTTGATAAATAGTGGACGAACTGCTGTACCGTTTAGGTAGTCGACACCACACGATTCCCGGAAGTCTCCTTTGTTAAAGGATTTCTTCACGTTCACAACTCCACCTAGGAGCTCCAAACGCCGAACAACCTCATTGTAAGAGGCTGATGGAACGATGATATCGTCTCCGTAAACACGCCACACTGCATGTCCTAAGCCGAGATCCCGTAAAACGGACCTCACAACTGCCGAGAACAAAATCGTCTGCAGTGAAAACGTAAGAGCATTCCCCATTGACGAAAACTTCTCATTTACATGGAAGTTCCCATCGGGCAATAGAGTGTTTTTCGCTCTATACCGGCACAGGGTGCGGACCCAGCTTGGACTGAACACCATGGCAATTACGCCAAACGGAATTCGGTCAGAAGCACTACTCATGTCAATTGTACACGGACGTTGTTCGTCCGGATACTTCCCAGGGATACTCCCTTGAAATGCCAATTGCTGATTAGGCAACTGATCACTTAAGTTGATATTCCACTGAGAGTGTAGGCGTTGACGGAAATAATTGTCATACGCCTTTTGGAACAGAGTAGCTAAGGAAGGTCCAATCTCTATAGACCTATCTGTTACGATGGTCTTGGGTACAGTCTGGTAAACAGAGTGATCTACCCAGTCAATGGTGATTTCCTTTTCGTCATACACGCCATAATTCATGGCGTAACAACTGTGAGGAGAACAAGCCAATAGCTCCCGAAACATTGTCTCCCTGTGAAGGAAGATAATTTCGTCGTCCATACCCTTAAATGCGGTATGTCCAAGAAGCTTAAAGACCGGTTGCCCCTCGTCTCTACCATGAGACAAAGTTGCACCAGGACCGGCTCGGAGGCCGCCGGAAACTTCATCAAGATCAGGAGGAACCTCCCCAACAAGGGAGAGAATTTCTGACCTAACCTTTTGAAGAACAGCGTCGAGTTCAGCATGCTCGTGAGTTAGCGGGTGAAGGAAAACATCCCAACACCTACTGTTCACGTCCTTGCACGCTGCCTCGGACTCCATCCACGTTTTCAATGCTGCAGCCTGAGCAGTGTCCCGAAATTCTTTATGGGAATACTCAAGCTTTCTCAGCAAATCGCGAGCGCTGACAAGACGATAGTACATGTCTACATCATTAAGCTCGCGCGAATCGGAGATGAAAGGCTCCATTGTCTCAATGATACTAGGCAGTTCCGACAAATTTCCAATCGGTCGGAACACATTTTCAAGCCAAGTACCACTGAGCATAGAGTCGAGATGGGTGTTAAACAAGGCCAAATATTCAGCCTCACCTACCTCGAAGTTTTGAGGGACTGGTATCTTCGGGGTAATACCCCTCGAACGACCGGTTTTTCGTTTCAAGTTGGATTTTCTCCACTGAGTGACGTACCCCAATTAAGAGGTAAGTCGTTAAAGACACACTCATAGCGACCCAAAGGAGGATAGCTAGCAAAACAACCACGTGACGGAAGAACTTAGAGGGATAAATTTGTAAAATATCCATCAAGCTCACCATCATTAATCAGCTGACCCATCGCAGCACGCGCAAGCGCGAACTGAGTGGAATCAGCATCAGCGACCCGAGACACAGATAGCTCCCAGATTATGGGAGTAACTACGCCATCAGCGTCTTCCACAGACCAACTAAGTTTCATGTTGTTCCGTGCGTTAGACGTATAGGTCTTCGTAGTTTTGGGATAAACCCGCCGCAACATCAAGGTTCGAGGAACCAATAACGTTGAGGTAGAATGACGATAGACGACACGATCCTGCGTCGTCGAGTCAGTCGTGAACACTTGGTCCACTGAGTCAACCGTAACGGTCAACGTGCCCATGGTAATACTCCTGGGTGAAAAGGTGGATTTACCTCTTGAGGATATTGCGGAGTAAAGCTATTCCGTCAAGTATCTTAAGAGAATTTAAACCTGAACCGGCGCCGATTGACGGTAAGAATGTGTCAACCGGATTCCTAAACTTGTGGACCACTAATTCGCTGTACTCAAAGTCCAGCTCGGTCCCTTCAAGAAGTTCAAGCTCATACAAACGGCCTTCTCCTGGGTTAAACCAGGTCGTACCGTAGGGTTGAGATTTGACTTTTATATCAAGGGTAGCCTCACAGGTTGCCCAACCGACGCGCTCATCAATGAGAGCGTAAGCTTGCGTGGCCTGCAAAACGTCACCTAAGTTGATAAACCAATCCACCACAAAGGAATAAGGGATTAAATCCCATACAGTCCCAAGTGGATCAAGACCTCCAAGGTTCTTGATAAATCCAATGGATTCGGAGGATATGGTAAAGTCTGCGGTTTGTCCGTACCGGACTTTCGCCTTATAATAAGGAGTATAGTCCACGTAACATCCGAGTTCACCGTACAAGACGGCGTTCCTCACGAGGGCAGTATTGCCCATAAAGTCGTAAGGGATGTCGGTACTCCGCACAGTTTGGCGGTGGTTGTATGTGGCTTTAGCGAGCTCAGCGTATGACATATAGTCATAGAACAAAGGTCGCCACCCATACCTACCTTCCAACCAAATATCGGACGCGGTGTCAAACACCTGTTTCCTCTTAACCGGATCACGAAGATCCTGCCTTGAGAAGCGAAGTATTTGCCGTGCCGTGGTAAGCGGTTTAGTCACGATCTTTAATGCTTTCACAAGCATCGAAACCGTTTTATCCGCCTCGGCGAGCGAAACGAGAATCGAAGATATTCCTGCTGCCAATCTGGCGGATAAAGCCGTCATGGTCACAGATGTCTCGAGACTCCCATTTATGCTCATGGGTGATGGCCAACCGTTAAAACTGGTTAGCGTATTTACACCCACAATAGCCCTGCCCCCAACCGTAGTAGCCCCAAAGGGCCAAGTTGTTCGATCAGTCCCCAACACTATCCATTTTAATGGATAAGCATAAGGGGTAATCGTATACTTATACGGTGGCTTCGGGTATCGATGCAAGTTCCACTTCAAAGTTCCTCTCCTTTTGGGAAAGTAATATTTGACTTGGCTCATGTAGTTACACATAAGTTCACCTGCATCTCGTCTAGCAGCGAAGTTTTCAACTTCAGTATCAGTCATCGTGATCCCAGTCATGGGACCATTAAGACTGTAGCTGCTATCTTGACTGCGGGTACGCCAGGTAGTCATCTTTCACTCCTGTGATGGATGGCTAGCCGACGCGTGCGAGTTTTGTCGCAACCAGCCTCCTAGGTTGATTGTTTAGACTCGCAGGGCCCCCTTCTGGGGGG